CCGGCCCCTGGCTGGATGGCCTCTAGCCGGTACCAGATGGTTGGGCCGCCAATGAGGGCGGAATAGTACCAGTCCATACTTACCATCAGCGGCTGACCAACAGCGCTGAATGCTATTAGGCCGGTATCCCACAACATGGTGACACCGTTCCATCCGCGCATACCGATCTTGCCGCCGGTACCGTAATATGACTCGACTTTGGTGAAGGTGCCCGAGGACACGATTGCCTGCATAAGAACTGCACCATTCGGCGGCTCGCTCCCTGTCGGGACATCCAGCAGGAATCGCAGCGATACATTGTTCGGTATCGCAACTGGCGTAAATGATAGGACTGCCTGGCCGCTACCGCCATTACCACCGGAGTGCGCCGCACTGTTTGCTGAGTTCTCGCCGCCGCCACCGCCGCCACCCCCAGGCACAGCCCCAACGAAGCCGCCCGAGTCAACATGGAAGCCGCCGTTGCCGCCCTTGCCCCCGGCGCCGCCACCGGTAACTGCTGCGCCACCGGCCGCCCCGGTATTGCCAGTAGCATTAGCACCGTTGTTCCCGGCTGCCGCACTACCGCCTGAGCTGCCCCCGCCCCCGCCGCCGAAGTTGCTTCCGGAGCCAGAAGAGTGCCCGCCATTGCCACCATTGAAGTGGGTGGCATTCGTAGAGCCGGTGCCGCCAGTGCCACCGGAGCTAGAGCTACCGCCAGCTCCACCGTGAGCGGTAACGGTAACAGCATCGAATACGCCAGTAGATGTGCCGCCGTTTGTCCCTGCCTTGCTGGATGCCGGGAATCCAAGATACCCGCCCTGACCACCGGCGCCGATAGTGATTGAATATGCATTACCAGGAGTAACTGCGACGGCCGTAGCCTTGGCGTACTCGCCACCGCCGCCACAGAACTCCTGGACGGAGTTGTTGTGGTATCCGTTATGGGCGCCTCCGCCAGCGCCCCAGAATTCAGCTGATGTCAGCGATGTAACGTCTCCTGGACATATCCACTGATACGTACTCGGATTGGCAAAGACAACTGGACTCCGCGAGGAGTACGATCCTGTTATGCCGGTCAATGTTGACTTTGACAACAATGGTAGCGGGTCGGTGCCGCCGAACTTGCTATCGGAAGACAGGGTTGGCTGACCAGTCCAGGTCAGGTCAAAGCCGGGGTTCTTGCTCGTCGTAAACTGGGATGCACCGATCTGTTCCTCGCACGCCCATATCGCAACCGGAGTGGTGACATCAGTCTTGCGCAGGTAGAACCTCTTCAGCGCCGAGCCAATTGCCCTGCCCGCTATGTAACGCTGAAGGACTCCGGCGGCAGCTACCGTCACCCATACATCAGAACCTGTGGGGTCCCACTCCGGAGGCCAGTTACTCACCTCGCCACAGAAGCGATACCCCGCGTAGGTGACAGATGTTATAGACTGGTCATTTATCGACAACCTGATCTGGGTATTACGGCCGATGTACGGGTAGAACCTTCCATTTGTATTCTTTGGGGAGAAGTCGCCGCCACGGTTGTTAAGCGTAACAGCCATGGTGGATGCCTGCAATCCTGATGCCTCGTTCAGGCGCCCCTGGCCAATGGCGATGTCATTTCGGGCATAAACAAAAGCTGTGATGTCAGTCCACGTTCCGTTGATTAGCAGCTCAACGGTTACCCCGAGGATCGTCTGTGGGAATGCCATCAGTTCCCTCCGAATGCACGCTGGACAGCATCAGGACCATGGCCGCCCTTTGTCCGTACGGTGTATCGAATACTCTGCAATTGCCTCTCCGAGAGTCCAGCCTCGACAAATGATGTTCCCAGCTCTAGTGTTATATGGATGCCGCCGGTAGGATCATTTGGCGATACGACGCGCTCCGACTGACCGGTGCCGTTGTAGGCCATTGTCCAGCCGGGATTAAGCCAGCCCCCGTTGTCATACCAGTTCATCGATGCCTCGTGAGCCGCCGCACCGACCGGGCCGCCGTAGGTAGCGGCCATGTAGTCCCACATCCAGATTATCTGGCTACGGGGATCGCTGGAGCCTCCGGCCCAGTTGGGCCATGCTGCCCTTGGCATCTTGTTGTACGGAAGTGCCTGGGGGATTCCGTACGCGCCCGAGCTGGGGTTGGTGGCGAACTGGTTCCAACCAGACTCGCGCATGGCCACGTAGTTCCAGGCATTCCAGATGGTGGGATCGCTAGTGTACTGCGGGTAGATGGCACGCGCCAGGGCAGCGTTGGCTGATGCAGAGCCGCCCCCGGTAGCTCCGGTTGCCCCTCCTGGACCGCCTACCGGCGTAAGCACCTGCTTGTATGCCTTTAGGGCATCCCTCATGGTCGCGGCCGAGAACGCCTCAGCAGCAGACCTTCCCTCGATAGTCTCATAGGTGCCTAGCGTGCTGGGCGCTCCCTGGTTGACCAGGCCGCCACCCGCGAAGCCGGGAACGCCCATCATCCTGAGGATGGAGGCATACTTGCGAGTCTTGTGCTTGTCGATGACGGCCTCGCCCGGCTCCAGCAAGGCTGGCCAGACATCGCCCCCGCCCCAGCCTGGAACCTGCCCGCCCTTCGCCAGAGTGTGACCGCCACCGCCGCTAATCTGACCGGTAGCCACATTTAGGAAGTGGGTGGCGATACCGGTGCCGCTAATCTTCACCTGGCCGGTACCAGTTGCCGTCAGGCCGACATTCACAGTCTTGCCGCGCAGGGCATCTATCTGCTTCTGTAGCCCAGCCACTAGTCTGCGTGCTGTATCGCCCTGTACGCCAGCATGCTCCAGGTCGGCAATCAGCACATCGCGAGCTGACTTTGTCCGCTTGCTGGCATCACCGGTGGCTAGTATTGAATTGGTGAAGTTGTCGACAGCCTTTGTTGGGACATTGAACCCGATTTGCTTCAGGCTGCTCACAAAGGAGCTATCTATCTTACCACCAGCTATCACAGCCTGGGCGCCGGTCATAATTACCGAAGGCGTAAGGCTCCCACTGATACTTGCCCACAGTGCATCCGCCTGCTTCTTTGTGAGCCCAAGAGCCTTAATCGCAAATGTCTCGAACTCTCCCTGCGTAGCCTGGACGGTTCCCGTAAGCTTGAAATACTGCTGCGCAAGGGCTACTGCACTATCATGTGTAGTCTGGCTATATACCCCGGTAGTCTTGATTGCATTAAACAAGTTCTCCATTGGCTTCACGCCGCCGGTCTCGGTAAGGATCACCTGGGCCATGGCGTCATTAAGAGTCTGCCCTAGCGCGGTCGACAGGTTCTGGACATCCTGCGTAAGGTTCCCGGCATCTCCTGTCAATGTCGTAATGATGCCATCAAGATTGGTCATTGGGCTCTTGGTGTTGGTAGCCCACTTGGACAATTGCGAAAAACTGTCGGCAGCAGTATAGCCTCCGCGCTGCGCCAGCCCGTAAAGGATTGTAGTCATAGCCGAGCTACCCTTAGCGGCAGGCAGCAAGGTTGCCACAAGATCCTTTGTTGCCTGGGAGAGCATCCCGACGCCCTTATTGCCGAGAGCGGCAGCAGAGGCGAGGGTCGCCAGCGCATCCATCTGGGCATTGGCAGCGGTAACTGATGCTGTGAAGTTGCCGCGAAGTGTGAGCGACTGAGCATTAAGCCCGCTTATAGATGCACCCGAAACGTGAGCGGAAGTATTCATGGTGACTATCGCTGCACCGAACGCCGAGAGTGCACTCTCGCTGCCCGTTAGCATACCAATGAATGCATCCCACCCGGAGTTGAGGGCGGTTATCTGCGATTGCTGCTGTAGAGCCGCAAAGGTTACTGCGTCAACATTGCTTGTGAGAAGTGACCCTCCGGCCGACAGGTTATTATACCCTGTGATAAGGTTCTTAATCTTGGCTTGCTGTAGGTCAAAGTTATCGCTTACCTGTATCCCGGCAAGGTCCATGATGGCAAATGACTGCGCGAGTGAGTAGCCGCTCTTTACCAGTGTGCCAGCAGATTTGTACAGATCGCCCTGCTGACCAACAAGCTTGTTTATCTCATCCCGGTAGGCAGCTACGTTATTTGACGCCAGCTTGATCTGCCCGCTATTGGGATCGACGGCAGCCTTGAATGCACGGCCCCAGTCCTTCATCCAGTTTACGGATATCGGCTTGAAGGCATCGCTCCACACTACGTGCCAGGCGGAAATCTCAGTGCTAAGGTGGGCGGCCGAAGTAACGCCAACGTTAGCCGCTGTATTCCATTCGCCCATGACCTTTGACATAGAGCTTGAGCTGAATCCTGCATTTATCTTTGTGGTCAGATCCCCGATATCCTTGTTGATCAGCATGATCGAGTTGCTTGCTGACGACTGGGATAGCGCCGCATCAAGACTGCCGATATACCGCTGAGTTGCCTTATCTGCCTTGTCCCAGTTAATGGCGATGACGGCAACAGCTGCACCTAGCAGTACGGCAGCATCCACCCATGGGTTGAGAAGTACGCCTGCCCCGAATCCCTTTGACAGGATAGCCGAGAGCTTGCTCATGCCAGGGGCATTCTTCAGTAGCAATCCGAGCGCCCCGGACGCAACATTGCCCCACAGATAGATGGAGTGCAGTGCTATCGCAACGGCGAACAATGGCGACGGGATACTGGTAGCCCAGTTCAGCACCTTAGCCCCGACCTGAACAATATCCAGAAGGAAGTGAACTGTGCCAGGATCGGCCTTTACAAAGTGGAGGAAAGTTGCGGTAAGATCCGATAGGATGCCATTGAACTGATGAAGGAACCCAACGCCGTTCTGTAGCAGCTTCCCGGTAATCTGCTGTTTGTTATTCCATATGTCAACGCGAGCAACTACGTCATCAAGCCCAGTCACCACCTGTCGTGATATCGATGAGAATATCCCAGTCTGCTTATTGACCAGGTTAAGGCCGCCGCCGAATGCCTCGATTGTCCGAGGGGCCATAGACTGTGCCAGGGCATCGAACTGCCCGGTGAGAGGGGGAATCTGCACGCTAAGTGCAGAGTTTACTGTGCTAACCGACTTCATCTGTGTGTAGATGTCCTGCGCAGCCGGGGCCATCGTAGCTAGGCCAATGGTGAGTGCTGCAGTAGCGCTTAGGAGTGCAATAGCACCTTCGACTGCAGCATCGAGCGCCACATGCCACAGGCCAATTGTGCCGATAGTACCGCCCAGGATACCGCCCCATCCAGCAAAGCCAATTCCAGCCCTTCTGATTGTCGGAGTCAGCTTCTTGTCGACATCCTCCGAAAGGCTGTCCTTCTTCTTCTCCAGGTCTACGAAATGGCCACCAAGCTTGTCAGCACTCATCCCCAAATCATTAAATGCAGCATCGGCAGAAGTTACCCCGGTGACAGTAGCATTCCATGACCAATGTGGGGCATCGGTAATTACCGGGATGTGCTCTATACTAGCGGGCGGAAGCTTCAGCGGGGCAACATCAAATGTGACGGGAATCGACTCGGACACATGTGCTATCTTGCCGAGCTGTGTTGACAGGTCCTGCGCATTGATGTTGACGTCGAGAAGGTCAGGGATCTTGTACTGCTCGACTAGCCTCCGGAGGAGAATCAGCTGGGATGTGATCCTGCCCTGAGTAACGTTAACATCCGCGATGTCGGCGATACCCAGGGCCTGGATCTTACTCTTCAGCTGGACCAGTGATGCTACCGCCTTGTTGATGTCAAAGTTGAATCCGCCGATGTCCTTGACCTGATTGCCCACATCCCTCAGGGCCTTCTGCATAAGGTACATCTTGGCTAGCGCCGAGGCGAAGGCTGGCCCGGAAAGATCCTTGGCCGTAATAACAATCTCGACTTCATTTGGAATCGGACTCAGCCCCTCTCAGTAGTAGTCAGCATCATCATCAATCTCGCCATACCCACCCTCTTCGTGAGGATAGGCAAGATCGAGTATCCTCAGCATCCGGATTACATCAGCATCCTCGCCAGCGAGCTGAGACGGCAGGCAATGGAACCTGTCGCACAGCCCGATGACGATTTCCGCTTGTACTAGTTCTGCGGGCTTTCCGATATGCTCCCCAGTCCTAGTGACTGCTCCTCCGAAGTCCCGCCATCTTTCGATTCGGGCTTCGACTGATTTGGGATGTTCACCATTGCCGACTGCCAGGCCGAGATCAGCTGCCCGATGATTGTCCGTTCCTGCGAGTTGATCCCCTCACGCGTAGTTGGGACTTCATTCCCCAGCACATCCTCCAGGTCCCAAGACAGGAGGTAGTTGCTGAAGAGATCGATGATCCTGTCATTCTTGGCCAGGATCTCGGGGGTGAGTTTTGTGTTGCCCTCCTCATCCTCTTCCCCGAAGCCCATGACGGCGGCACGTAGCATCTCGTCATACTCGCCGAGAGTACAGCAGCCCATCCTCACATGAAGGCCGTCGAGCGGTGTGCCCTGGAAGCTGAGATTGTATACGGTCGGGCTGGGACGGAATCCCATAACATTCTCCTTTGTGGCTGGAAGGAACTAGGCCCAGGTCGGGACAACACCGTCAGCCAGCGAGGCGGGTACCTGCCAGGTCAGTTCGGCGGTGTTGGTACGAGTGATCTGGTAGTCGGTGATGAGGCAGTTCACTGTGATGATTGGGGTGGTAGTGGTCGGGGTCGGCGCGATGGAGACCGTACGTGCTACCGAGCTTGAGGTGACCGTAGAGAACACCGAGTGGCTCAGGTTCGCGCCGTTGTCGAAGATGCCGTTGAGGGTGACGGTGAAGTCCGTGAGGAGCAGGAGCCGCTCATTCGCGAACTTGTTCATACCGGTCGTGTCCTCAAGGCCGCGGGGGGTTGTGAAGGTGTAGTTGGTGATGTCGGTGCCGATGTTCTGCAGCGTAGTCCCATCCGAGACCTGGAGGGTTCCGCTGAGTCCGGTGAGCTTTGGCATTGCTAACCCCTATTCACTATTGTTGCGATCTTGTCCTGGTGTTCCCTGCTGTCATCCACCCAGTCATCCACCCTGGTGTGAATCCTGAAGTCGCCGCGAGGGTTGCCCCTCCAGTCGCCACCTACAACAAGCAGGCGCGGCGGCTTGCCTATGGCGACCTTGTGGTCATCCGACTTGAAGCATCTGTTTCCCGGCCCGTAGATGAACTTGACTATCTGTAGGCTCACCCTCTGCATGGTGTAGGACCGCGAGCGATCGTGGGTGAGGTAGTGGTACTGCTTCTGGCCAAGGTCAGAGGTTAGGTCTACCGTCGTGATGAATCCGTTGATGTACGCATCGCACTCGAACTCATCACAGGTAGCGGGGCGCCAGTGTGTCTTGATTGGTGCCCTCATAGTGTAGCTCTTGTATGCCTGCGGCCCGGCTATCGGCATGGGCCGATTGACGAGGACTCCCCCTCGCATCATACTGGGCGGCATCCTACGCATTCCAGCTCCTAGCCGAACTGACCGAACCAGATATGGTCGGTGAACCAAATAGCGAACGCCATCCACAGCACGAACGTGATCCACCACACCAGGGTGTGGACGTTCCCGGCAATAGCTACGTCAACGTGAAGGTCATGGCGTAGGTACTGCGACAGGGTATTGTCCACATGCTTGCGCATGTTCGATGCTAGGGCGATTCCCTCGGGTATCCCGAAGCCGGTAAGCAGCCACCCTGTTGAGATGAGTAGGAATATCGGCCACCATCTAAGTCCCCATGTTTGCATCACTAGCCTCCTCTGGGAGCACTACATATTCGATTCCCTGGATCACCGTGTTGCCGGGATTGTCCGGTTTGGTACCGCCAACCTTGCTTACCGCGAAGGGGAGGCTAAGGCAGCGGAACCATACTGCGACAACCTCGCCGGTGTCACGATTGACCTGAATGTCTATTGTTCCCGTCCGGTGGAGCGATGTACTCCTGCCAGACCTGGTGCCGTAGAAGTGTGACTTGAGTTCCTCGGGCGGTAGCTCACCCTGACTGAATCCAGGGATATACGGGGCGCCCCTATGGCGATGGTGAAATCCAAACATCAGAACTGCACCCCCGCCGTCTTGTTCTGAACGAACACTACCGAGAATATTGCCTGGGTGAACGTCCCGGTCGTTGCCACCTTGATAAATTCATTGACGGTGGTGATGTTGGTTGTTGCCTGCCGGAACCCGCCGATGGCCGTCTGGCTACCGAAGTCAAGCAGAGTTGTATACGAGCCGCCCGACGTAGTTGCGTGCGTGACTGTGACATCAACGTTGGTCCCGACCAGCTCTACCAGCTGCATATATCCCTGGCACCCGAATGCTGTGCCGGAACCAAGGTCATAGAATGCGCTAGTAGTTGCCGCATTGTCGGTGCGTAGCCCGGCCGTTACCTGGATGCCCCATTCGACCCCGAACCCATTGGCGGTAACGTCAACCTTGACCGTAAGGTTGCCGGTGTTGTCACGGGTGGGGGCGTAGTTGGTCTCCTTGGAGACCATACATGCCGATGGGTTGCCGAGGGCATTCCCCTGTAGGTACATTGCCACCAGGTCGGCTGATGGCATATTAGCCAGGGCATTCTGGATGGACCCGAGCGCGAACCAGTTCCAGGTCGGCGCTACAGTGTATGTGATCGAGATTGTGCCGCCGATGGGGACGCCGTACGTCCCAGCGACAACTCCGACGGACACACTGTTGACGAACACATTGCTGATCGTGCCGCCGGTGATAGTTACCCTGACTGGGAAGCCAGTGTTGTTGGTGACTGGGGTCGTGCTCGCGGGGACGCCCGGAGTTGAGATGGTTGGCGTTACCTCAAAGAATGAGGTAAAGCTCATCGATCCATCGCGGACGCCGCCTAGCCTGGAGTGGCCGCCCTGCTTGAGTGTGGTAGTCTCCAGTAGGGTCGGGCCGCCGCTGATGGTGTCGACTGAGGCGACATCTCCGGACAGGTCGTACCCGCCGATATAGAAATTGTCGCCAATACCAGTTACCTTGGTGTTAGGCATCAGGTATCATCCC